TAGCAAGCTTAGGAACGCACATAGTCTGTGCTATAGCAGATGACGATAGCGTCACTAGTGCTACGGCAAGTATAAAAAGTGTGCTGTACTTTCTAATCATCTATCCCTGCTGTTCAGTAGATTAAATACAGTAGCAACCTTCTCTTCTAACACCTTAATACGCACTAGTACCTCTGCACGAAAGGCTATACCAATAGCGCCAACGGCTATGATGCCAGAGATAATGGGCCACAAGTCAACGAATGTTGTCATTTAGTTACCAAATCTTTGCGGCTATATTTTTAATACGGTCTGGTGCAGAGCTTACATCTGCATTCTTATTATAAATTACTGCGTCTGCTTTCTCGCTAGAAATGACTGTACCATCTTTCTTAATAACAAGAATGTTTCTTGCTATAATGGTTCCGTCACTCAGGACATCACACCTGTCAAGTTCTATTGATTCTGACAATGCCATATCTATTAACCTCCGGGTCTTGCATCTGCTGCTGCTTTAAGAAAATCAGCATAGGTTTTCTTGACTGCATCAGTGTGTTCGACTTCTGCTAGTTTTTTAACAATATCAGCAGCACCGCTCACATCGTCGCCGGGAGCAAAGCATTGCCGATTGATGTACTTCCGAGAAATTTCTACACCATCTCGTTTTATAACTTGAGCAGTCCGTGCTTGGATAATTCCATTCTCAAGAATTTCACACTTATCTACCTCTGTTGTTTCTGTTAATGCCATTATCTACTCCTTGTTATGTGTTGTATTGGAACATCAAACTAATACCCCAATCGCCATCAACATCAGTTTGATCGAAAGTACCCGCCAAACCTGTTCCATGAGTTATTTGATAAAATAGAACATTGGCATTACTGCCCTGCAAATATAGTACAGGACTTGCGTTAGTGCTTGCGTCTGCATGATTATAAGGTATGCACCCGTTATTATAATAAGCGTCAGAGCCTTCAGCTAAAGCAGCGGGTGTAAAAGGAAGGCTCATTCGTATTTGGCCGTTAGGAGAACTTTCTGCATCAATACCAATGCTTCCAGTAACAGTTACAAGACGACCTACTTTCGTATAAGCAAGCGTGTTATAGGCAGAAGCAACAGTAAAGCTACCACTAGTCGCGTTAGTAACCGTAGGAGTGTAAGTTCCTTCCTCGTAGTCATCGAGCAGATTGGCAGCAGTTGCAGAGGTTACTCCGAGGTAAACACCTCCTGCTGCCAGAACAGCGTCGTCAAACTTTGACACACCGGCATCCACATAAAGAGAATAATTATTAGTCGCCTCGGTCGGGGCGCTGTGTACCCAAACTGACGCTGCCGTAGTTACCGTACCTGTCGCAGTGATGTTTGGCTCGAACACTGAAAGTGTAGCGACTTCTGCTGCTGTTCCAGACGGTATTGTCACCGCACCAGCCGGAACAACACGCAAGCGATAATGCGAGGCGTCCGCAGTAGCGGTTACCGCTTGGTTGCCAACCAATACGTCTACGGTGGCGTCAGCCGCACGGCCTATACCCACCGAGCCGACACCACTAAATAAACCTGAATTAACGTGAAAAGCGTTGGCGTTTGTGTCACTCTCAACTCGGAAATCAACGTCAGCACCGGCGTCATTTACTGTAACTTCAGACGTTGCTGTAATACCGCCATCTTTAACTAAAAGACCGTCAATAGTAACGCCAGTATCAGCAGTAGTTTCCGCAATGGTATTGGTAGAAATAGTTGAACCCGACAACGCAGTAAAATCGTTTGCTGTCATTGTAAAGTCTTCTGCACCAGCTATATCAAACCGAATGGTATCCTCATCGGCACTCTCTTCAACCTGTATCTTAGTGTCCTGATCGCTGTCCTGAAGAATGGCTGCATTCGCAACGTCAACAACACGCCCCAAAAACCTCACATGAATTGTGTCACCATCAGCAGGAGCAGAAGTACATGTCAATGTAGTACCTGCGACAGTGTAAGCTGTGGTAGGTTCTTGAATAACATTACTAATAGTCACTATCAACGAAGTAGGATTAGCTACAGTATAGCCTAGCGTAAATGCTGTAGTTGAACCGTCACCAGTAAATGTTTGACTGGTTAGCTCACCAAATTGAATATCGTTACCAATGTAAGGCATATTTAATTCCCTGTTATGTTATGGTGCATCTGGAAAAACAATCTTAGTAGGATCAGCATTTGTTGCTGGCAAGTCTCTAAGCTTTTTCCTGTATGCTTTTTGTGCGTCTGACATTGTTACGTCGCTCATGCCTTGCCAGTCGGTGTCGCGTAGTAGTTGGTTGCGTTTGCCACGAATAGTTTCCCACGTTTCATCAGGAGCTTCGTAATCTCCAACCGTAAGCTCTTTAGAGATAATAGTGTCATACTCAGTATTTCCTTCAACTACAGGAATATAAACTGTACCGCCATGCTGAGTTGCAGAAATTGATGTCTTTTCTGCGTTAGCATATTTAATGTTTGTTAATGTCATTGTTTAATTCCTATTGTTAAAGCTCTGACGTAACTTGAATAAACGTGCTGTTTGAACCACCTTTTATCCAACTAACAACGCCCTCTCCAACCGTAAAATTACCTGCGCCTATAGTAATCGCCATGAGGTACACGCCAGTACCCGGCGCATAAGACGATAAAGCAGTAGTATCTTCGTCGTCTGCCGCATGACGGTTATCAATATCGGCTAAAGTTCCACCAGCACTGAGTGTCCCCTCCACGCGCATTGGCACATCCATATGCATCGAAATGATGCATTGCGTTGCGGTTCTTGCAAAACCAGAACCAATAGCTTCGTAGCTTGATGCTGGCTGGTTAATTCGGAACAAATACCTCTGACACTTTGCAAGCGTCGTGCCGTAGTCCTCATGCTCAAAGTCCGTGGCAACGCTGCCGACTTCGAGTTGAACGCCGGTTACAAAAATGTTGTTAGAAGTATTGTCAGCTAAATTTTGCTGATTACTAGTAGTATAATCTTGACTTCCTAACCACGATCCTGCTGCGGCTTGCCAGTTACTTCCAGAAAAAAGAGGAAAAGATACATATAGTCCCGGCCCCGTGTCGTCGTTAATTGTTCCGCCCGTATCGCCGGGAATAGTTACCGAGAAATATTCAAAAGTATTTATAGCAGCAATAGTAAACTCAGCTATGTAGCTGCGTGTAGCATCGGCTTGATACAATGAAACACAATGAGTACCTGTTTTGGGAGAACTCATCCAAAAACTTAACGTCACATCTTTCGCTGACGCAGTGCCCCACTGCAAGTGCTGAAGATGTTGAGCCTCAATACGATGTTGCAGATTAAGTATATCACCAGCAGCAACTGTAGACTCGGCAGTTGTGCAGTCTAGTTTCAAAGAATTAGCGTGTCCTCCTCCTCCACTACCGTCTTGAGTAGTCGTAAATCTAGCTTGTACAGAACCAGCTTCTTGAAACCAAAATTGATCTACAGCCGTGTAAGCGTTGTACTGACCTGTTTGTGTTCCCCGCTGGCTAACATTTGCGCCACCATTAGTTACAAGATTCTTACCAATCTGAGATACAGCACTATTTAACCCACTAGCGCCAATTGTTGAAACTGCCATTGATTAACTCCTATTCGTCTAAGTCTGGCTGCAATGCGTGAGCCGCTGAAAGGTTAGCTTCAATAGCTTCTGCGCGAGCAGTTGCCAATACAGATGCGTCATCTCCAGCATCACGAGCAGCTTTAATAGCTTTAATAAATTTAGGAATTTTTTTAACTTTAGCTTCCCAATACAACGCATCATAATACGCAAACGCTTCTGCTTCAGCAGCAGTTTCCTTGTCGGTCCACTTGTCGCGCCAATTAAGGTCGAGCGCCTTGCCCAACCCATTACGCTCTGAAGAACCTCGCCAAGCGGACATAGCTTGGTTGCGATTAGCTTTTGCCTGAAAACGCATCTCCTGCTCAGTCTCAAACATAAAAATGTTCTGCTGCAAATGGTCCGCAGCTTCTTCATTTGCAGGTTGAAATTTTTTGTCAGTAATCATACGAGCATTCCTATAAATTGATACTTCAGTGCTTTGCCACTAGCAATGTTGGTTGTGTTTAAAGCAAACGCTGCGCCGGTCGTATCCTTGTGAATTAGCTCAAAGCGTTTGGCCGTCGTCCCGTTTACGTTGCGGTTAATAATCTCCGGTACGCATAAAATTTGCTTTTCACTTGGAGAACATGTGTTCTCGATGATAGCCGCAATCAAAAAGGTATCGGCTGGTATTGGAACGTCCGTGTCTAAAATCATAAAATTAGTTGACGCAGAACTGATTTTCATTCCTGCCGCCATCGCTGTGCTGCCGTCAGTGCCTGTGGGCGTAACGGTGATAGTTGACGTTGCGTTGTTCAAACCACCAGCATAATCACCTAAACTTGTGTTGCTGGCATCTCGATACTCGGAGTGCTTGAGAGTTCCCCCAGCGTTGTTGAGGTTTAAATTCAAGGCGAAGAGTGTCTTGTCCTGAAGTTTTAAATCTGGAAGGTTTGCGTTGCCATCTTTAATAACCAGCCCGTCAATCGTAACTCCACTGTCAGCAGTTGTTTCTGCAATAGTATTAGTAGAAATAGTTGAGCCTGACAGCGCAGTAAAATCGTTAGCAGTAACTTGAAAATCGT